GCATCAGGTGTCACACTATCTCCAAGCAATGTTTGGAACGACGCTGGAACGACATTTACTGGGATACGCTTCAACGTTACCGACACCGCATCGAATGCCGCTTCGCTGCTGATGGATTTGCAGGTGGGGGGAGTGAGTCAATTCAGCGTGCGAAAAGATGGGTTGGTAAATTTCGGGGGGGGCACAAATGTTGATCAAAACGGAACGGTGTTTCTCGGTACGACGACGTCAATGGCACAGGGTGGGGGTAATTTTTCTCTTGGAACTTACAACAACGCTGTTCATTTACGTTCCACTTGGGCTTTTAGCTGGTCTCCGACTGACTCAAACTCCCCAACGCAGGATTTAGCGCTGTTTCGAGACGCCGCAAACACCCTGGCCCAGCGCAACGGAGTGAACGCGCAGACCCTGCGGGTCTATGGCACCTACACCGACGCATCCAACTACCGTCGCGTGGCCATCGGCATGACGACTGCGGGTGTCGCGTCCATTGCGCCCCAGGGTGCTGGCACTGGGGCCAGCGGTAACGAGCTGCACATCTCTGGCCTGCCGACTGCCAATCCCGGCGCGGGCATTCTGTGGAACGACGGTGGAACTGTGAAGGTGGGAACATGATGAACATCGAATTGACCGCCGAGGAAGCGCAGAACCTCCTCAACCTCCTTGACGCTGCCGTGCGTGCCCAAGGGCTCAACGCCGCGCAACTCGCGCTGCCGCTGGCCGTCAAGGTGCAGCAGGCCATGAACGACGCTTCTGAAGGAACCTGATCATGCCCGTGTCTGCATCTCAAATCCCATTCAACCCGCTCGGGGACACTGTTGCCGTTGCGGCTGACAGTACCGCCCCCACCGGCGTCCAGGTGCCCGTGACGGTTGCCACGCCGCTGGACCCCGGCTATGCCGCGGAATACCGGATTGTCAACTCAAGTTCCTACACTGTGCATCTGGGCGTAGGCACCAGCGCCGCCGCTGCCCAGACTGCCGCCGTTGCCGCCACGGCGGGCAGTCCAGCGGCGGGCATTCCCATACTTCCTGGTGCGGTGGAAATTCTCCGCTTCTCGCCGGGAGCGTACTTCAGCGGCAAGGCGTCGGCCGCCGCTACGGTGTATATTACGCCTGGACAGGGCCTATGACCGACCAAGCAGAAATCGCCACCGTTGACTCTTCTCCCGACGTGGAGAACAGTCAGATGGAGCTCATCGCCAAAATGGCAGCACAGGCGCTCAGTCAACATTATCCAGCGCATTTGTGGATGGTGGGCTGGGCTCCGGGCCGTGCGCTGGTAGTGAAGAACATGGCCATTGACGACGGGCGCTACGGCTTTACCGTTGACGCGCACCGCGCCGCCACGGTAAGCGAACTGGAGCGGTTGATCGTACGTGCCGGAGGCGAGCTGCTTGAGCGCTGCGGCGTGCCCCGTGGCGCGTGGGACGGCGAGATGCTTACGTTGCGAGACAAGACATGATTCCTCCCGACAGCCAGAACACGCCGCCCACCGCGCAGACCGGGCAAGACGAGGACACCGGCAGCAACGAGTGGCTGGCCCGTGCGCGTAGTGCGTTCCGCAGCAGCACCAGCTACGTGGATGGTAACTGGCGCAAGGCGTGGGAAGACAGCATTCGTGCATTCAATAACATGCACCCGTCGGACAGCAAGTACAACGCCCCCGCGTACGAAAAGCGCAGCCGCCTCTATCGTCCAAAGGTGCGCGCCATCATTCGTAAGAATGAAGCTGCCGCAGCCGCCGCGTTCTTCAGCAATCTGGATGTAGTCAGCGTCTCGGCCAACGATCAGTCGGATAAGGCGCAGCTCATCAGCTCTGAGGTGATGAAGAACCTGCTACAGTACCGGCTGACTAAGACCATCCCCTGGTATCAGACCGTGCTGGGCGGTATCCAAGACGCGCAGACCGTCGGCGTGGTGTGTGCGCACATCCACTGGCTGTACGACGAAGTACAGAACGTCGACAAGCCTCAGATCGACCTGATTCCTATCGAGAATATCCGGTTCGACCCCGCTGCCAGTTGGATCAATGTGGTTGACACCAGCCCATACTTCATCCACATGATTCCCATGCACGCGATGGACATCCGTGCAAAGATGGACAGTGGTGAGTGGAAGGAGCTGCCCGTCAACCTTGCCAGCGCCAGCAGCAATTTCGACAGCACGCGCATCGCACGCAACGCCAACAAGGAAGACCCGCAGAGTGCCGACACCCGTGCCCTTGGCGATTACGAGATCGCTTGGGTGCACCGGCACATTCATCGCAAAGGCGCGACAGAGTACGAATTCTACACGCTGGGCGAGTACGGCCTGCTTACGGACCCCACGCCGCTGAAAGACGTAGTGTTCCACGGACGTAGACCCTACGTCATTGGCTCTTGCATTCTGGAGACTCACAAGCCCATGCCCAGCAGCGTGCCTACGCTGGCGCGTGGTCTGGCTGACGAAGTTAATGAGATTGCCAACCAGCGCATCGACAACGTCAAGTTTGCGCTGAACAAGAAGTGGTTCGCCAAGCGCGGCGTGGATGTTGACTTGGCAGGTCTCGTGCGCAACGTGCCCGGTGGCGTCGTCTTGATGAACGATCCCATCAACGACGTGCGAGAAATTTCTTGGCCAGACGTTACGCAGAGCTCGTACCTGGAGCAGCAGGGCCTGGACATGTCCATGGACGAGCTGCTGGGCAACTTCAACCCCGCAGCGATCATGATGGCGGGTGCCTCCAACGCCCCCGCCCGCAACATGACCATGCTCAATCAGAGCAATGGCACGCTGGTGGAGTACTTGATCCGCACGTATGTCGAGACGTTCGTGCAGCCGGTGCTGCGTCATCTTGTGCTGCTGGAGCAGAAGTACGAGACTGACCGCACCATACTGGCCATCGCCGCCAAGAACAGCGACTTGTTCCAGCGGTTTGGAATGGACGAAGTCACGGACGAGCTGCTGAATCAAGAGATCACACTGACCGTCAACGTCGGCATGGGTGCTACTGACCCTACGCAGAAGCTGCAGAAATTCCTCACGGCGATGAACATGTTTGCCAGCATGCTGCGCAATCCGGTGCCGGGGGTCAACATGGTGGAGGTCGGCAAGGAGATCTTCGGCCATCTGGGCTACCAAGACGGCAGCCGATTCTTCACCACGGACAACCCCGACATGGAAGCCATGCAGCAACAACTGCGCGGGGCACTGTCGCAAATCCAAGCACTGCAAGCTCAGCTCAAGGAGAAGACCACTGCGCAGCTCGTCAGCCTTGAGAAGACTCGCGAGACCAACCGCACCAAGGAAAACATTGCACTCATTCAAGAAGAGAATGAGAACCGTCGTGCTCTGGCGCGGCACTTTGATCAGATCATGAACGACAATGGACAACCTCGAGCTGCTTGAGCGTGCGGGCTTTGGCCGTGAAGTGGAACTATTTTGGGGCTCCGGCGTGGGCCAATACTTGCGCACGCGGGCCCAGGAGTGTTACACTGAGGCCATTCAGGCTCTGAAGTCTGTCGACCCAACAGACCCCCGCGCCGTGATGAAGGCACAGAACGATGTGCGAGTCGCTGAGATGTTTGAGCAGTGGCTGACCGAAGCGGTAACTGATGGGTTGAAGGCACTTGAGCTTCTTGACGGAGAATCTGCTGAATGAACGACGAAACCACAGATAGCGAAGAGGCAGTTGGCACCGGCAACGATGACCGGATTGCGCGACTCAACGCTATCGCGGATCAAACGGACTCTGAGCGTGCAGACGAGTTCGCCAACGTCAACGACGACGGCACTACGGAACCCTTTACCGTAGAGGCGCAGCAGACCGAGCAAGAGCAAGAGGAAGAGGGGGTGCAGGCCGAAGCTGCGCCTACCGACGCCGAGGCCCCCGCCAAGAAATACCGGCTGAAGGTCAACGGTCGCGAGCTCGAGCTCACTGAAGAAGAGCTCATCGCCCGCGCCCAGAAAATCGAAGCTGCTGACGAATACTTGCGGCAAGCCGCTGAAGCCAAGCGTCGCTTGGAGCAGCCCCCTGCCGCAGACCCCAAGGTTATTCAGCGTCATCAAGACGATGAAGATCTCGCGCTTGTCCGCGCGATACAAGTGGGCACTGAGCAAGAGGCTGTTGCCGCGTTGCGCAAGCTGCGTGAGCAATCATCTAGTGCTCGTCCATCCCTAAGTAGGGACGACGTTTCTCGCACTATTGACGAACGCCTTGCATTCAACACCGCGATCGACCGGTTCAGCACCGAGTTCAATGACGTGTGGACTGACCCCATTCTGAAGAAGCTGGCGTTCGATCGTGACGCACAGCTCCTCAAGGAAGGGGACACCCGCTCGTACTGGGACAGGTACGAACAGATCGGTGGTGAGATCCGCTCGTGGCGTCAGTCGTTGACGCCTGCTGCAAAGCAGGACGCGTCGATGGCTGAGCGGCAAGAGCGTAAGGCCGCTGCCCCCAAGGTGCCGACTGCCACCGCCTCGGTGAAGTCGAAACCTGCAAAGGCAGAGGAAGATGACACGGATGATTCGCCGTCCTCTGTGATCGCTGCGATGGCGCAGCGGCGCGGTGGACCTCAGTGGATGAGAAGCTAAGGAGTCGCTACAATGGCTGGACAAGTCTGGGCAGTGAACTCGCTTGGCGGCTTCATGTATAGCCGCCAGTTGAGTAACGTGCTGCGTATGGCGGTGCAACCGCTGGTCAAATTTCGTCAGTTCGCTGACGTGCGTGACGCATCGCAGCAGGGCAAGAAGAAGGGTGACATCTTCACCTGGGACGTCTTCAGCGACGTTGCCACCGCCGGTGGGAACCTCGTCGAGACCAACACGATGCCGGAAACCAACTTCACGATCACGCAGGGCACCCTGACGATCAGCGAAGCCGGCAACAGCGTTCCGTACTCCGGCAAGCTGGACAACCTGTCCAAGTTCCCGGTGATGGAGCTGATCCAGAAAGTGCTGAAGAACGACGCCGTCAAGTCGTTCGACAGGCTGGCGTGGTATCAGTTCAATCAGACGCCGCTGCGCGTGGTGCCCACCGGGGGAACGGACACCGCTGCCGTCACGCTCACCACCAACGGCACCGCCACGTTGACGAACACCATCGCGTTCAACAACGGGCACGCCAAGTCGATCGTCGACCTGATGAAGGAGCGGAACATCCCCGCCTACATGGGTGACGACTACTACGCTCTCGCGTGGCCGAGCACCCTGCGCACGTTCAAGAACAACCTGGAGACGATTCACCAGTACAGTGAAGCGGGCTTCAAGCTGATCATGAACGGCGAGATCGGTCGCTACGAGAACGTGCGCTACGTCGAGCAGACCAACATCGTCAAGGGCATCAGCACCGACGGCATCACCGGCACGGCGTGGAGCCAAGGGAAGAGCGACTGGATCTTCTTCTTCGGCAACGACACCGTGGCGGAAGCCATCGCAGTGCCCGAAGAGATGCGCGGCAAGATCCCCAGCGACTACGGTCGCAGCAAGGGGGTGGCGTGGTACTACCTGGGTGGGTTCGGCATCGTCCACACTCTGCAGTCCAACGCCCGCATCGTCAAGTGGGACAGCGCAGCCTGATAGGAGCACTCAATCATGGCAACCAAGAGCATGAGCTACGACGCGCCTGCCTATCAGGTGGCGCTGCCGCTGGGCTTCAACATGACGGGGGCGAACGCGGCTACGGCCAAGTTCGCTGCGTTCACCGACATGATGGTGAAGTCGTTCACCATCAAAGCGACTACCGCTGGCACCAGCAACGATGTCGTGACGGCCTACAAGTACTCCGGTACGGCCACCTCCACGCACGTGCTGACCACCATCGGCTCCGGCAACGTCACCGGCACCAACGTCACCGGCACGTTCACCCTGGCGCAGGGTGACGCGATCGGTATCGTCAAGGGTACGGATGCCACCGCAGTCTACGCCGTGGGCGTGGAACTGGGTGTGGTGCCGCGCGCTGACATCACCGCCTGATAGGAGGGACATCATGGCAATGGAAAAGGAAATGACGGGGTTCCAGACTTCTGGCTACATCGTCAACAAGGGCACCCCCAACGGGGAGATGGCCAAGTTCAACATCATGCCGCCGGGCTACGACATCAGCAATCAGCCGATGGCCGACATCCGCGACATGCCGATGGTGAAGCTGGTCGACGTCTCGTACCCGGGCGACGGGTACTGAGCATTCCCTCGCGATGAGGAACCAAGAAAGGGGCCGCGTGCCCCTTTCTTTCCATGGAGAAAGAGATGCTGTTTTTGCAAGACAAGAACCAGCTCACCGTTTCCGGCCGTGCAGACGGCGGGCAACCCTGGGCTGACTCCGCCAGCGCCCGCAAGGCACCGCCCAGCACGGCGCAGTACGCGCACGACCCCCTGCCCGAGTGCGAGTTTGTGCCCCCTGGCACCGTCACGGAGATGGACAACGGCTACCGCAAGCTGACCATGGGCGGCATGGAGGGCACTGTGGTAGAGTTTGACCCTGGCCAGCCCGAGCTGCTGGTACGGCGCAACAACTTCAACTCCCGCATGTGACATGAATCTGGACAAGACACAACCCTACGGCCTCGTTTACGGACACGAACGTGCTCATTTCGAGCAGGGTGGTGTCTTGTTCGGTGCAGACGGTGTGGCGCTGGACCACACCGCCCCGCCCGCCGCACCTGACCCCAAGGATCGCATCATCGATTCTCCTGATGTGGAGAACGCTCGCACGTTCTTGATGAACGTACTCAAGAGCGGGCCGTTGTCCAAGTCTGCGATCTACAAGATCGTACTGGACAACAACCAGAACTGGCAGGTTATCAACAACGCTGCCGAGTTGATGGGTGTGGTGCGTTTTTCGTACCAGAAGCACACCATGTGGAAACTTCCTGAGGAAGCGTGACATGGTTTGGAATGCTACTGCGCCGTACAAGGCAGAATCCAAGAAGATTGTGTGGGAAGTAGCCCCGTACCTGCGTGGTCGGGGTTTGGACATTGGCGCTGGTGACTTTAAGGTGCTGCCGCACGTCATCAGCGTGGATAACATGAACCACGCTCAGTTCGGCTTCAGTGTTAGGCCAGATGTTCTCTGCGACGCAGAGAAGCTGGACATGTTCGCCAGCCAGAGCATGGACTTTGTGTACAGTAGCCACGCGCTCGAGCACATTGAAAACTACGCCGCCGCGCTCAAGGAGTGGTTCCGTGTGGTCAAGCAGGGCGGCTACCTCATTCTGTATCTTCCAGACGAGGACGAATACCCCAAAGTGGGCGAGCCCGGCGCGAATAGCGACCACAAGTGGAACGTGAACTACGATCGCGTCGTGGACGCTATGCGTGCGGCGGGGTCTTGGGATCTCGTCGACTTTCAGAAACGTAATGCAGACGATGAGTACAGTCTGCTCTTCATCTTCAAGAAGCTATGAGCAAGCCAATCTGGGAAGTGCCCCGCAAGAAAGAGCTTGGTCCGTCCAAGAAGCTGTCGCCCGCCAAGAAGGCCGAGGCTAAGCGCACTGCCAAGGCGGCGGGTCGCCCGTACCCCAACCTTGTGGATAACATGAACGCTGCCAAGAAGAGGTAACTGCCGTGGCCGTCAACGTCAAAATCTCTAACCTTCCTCCCGCCACCACTCCGCTGACGGGAGCCGAGCTGATGCCCGTTGTGCAGGGCGGCGTTACCAAGAAGGTAGCCGTTGGCGGCACGATTCCGGCAGCACAGATTCTCAACACTCCTGCTGGCACCGTTGCAGCCACCAACGTGCAGAGCGCGATCAACGAGATCGTCAGCGATCTCGCCGCCTCCTCTGGCTCTTCGCTCGTCGGGTTCCTCCAAGCCGGCTCCGGCGCAGTCGCCACCACCGTGCAGGCCAAACTGCGGGAATCGAGATTGTCGGTCAAGGACTTTGGGGCGGTGGGGGATGGGGTTGCGGATGATACGGCGGCGATTCAAGCGGCAATCGACGCAATGCCGGTAGGCGGCGGCCGGGTGTATCTCCCGTCTGGAACGTACAAGCTGACCGCGCCGATCAGCATTCCGTCCAATAAGAACGGCGGCTCCATCTTTGGCGACGGGGACTCAACCATTCTTCAATCGACAAGTGGATTGACCGCCATCTTCTTGATGGCTGGACAAGGCTACTACCGGCTCAAGATCGAGAGCATGCGCCTCAACGGTGGAAACATCGCCGGTGTTCCAGCCTTCGACTGTTCTCCATCTGTGGTGACAAACATCGTGGCTGGGACGATTTTTCACCGCATCCGCATCACCAACTTTATCTACGGGTGGAAATTCAAGAACGCGCAACTCGACGTTTTTTATGAATGCAACTTTGATGGCGGTGGCGTTGGAACAGCAGCGGTGTTTTACATCGTTCCAGACTCTGGCACCGGACAGCAGTGCAATGCGAACCGCGTTCAGCATTTGCGCGTTACCGGGCCAAATGTCCATACTATGCTGACCGTGCTTCCTACGAACACAGAGCGCGCAACAAACTGGCTGTTTGATAGCTGCGACTTCCAGCAGTCCGGGAACACGATCACTCCGATCACGATTCTCGACAGCTACTACACAATTACCAATTGCGAGTTCGAGAACTACACTGGCGACAACCTGATTGAGGTTCGTTCAGACAATTTGTTGGCCCCAATCAATACCAAGATTGAGAACAACATCCTTGCTGGCGGCGGCGCCGGAGGCAATGGAAAGATTCTCTTGAACCGCACTGGATCACAATTTATTCAGTACACCATCATTTCCCAAAATGATGCTGGTAGCCCAAGCACAAAACTGTGCGACAGCACATCACGATATACATTGTTTATGAACAATGTCGGGACCATCAACGACACTGTTCCGCAGTACAACATGTTCATAGGTGGTTCAGCGGCAGCCGGTTCCGGAACCACGGTTGGATTTGAGACTCAGAACCGGATTATTGATGGCCGCAAAACATTCCCATACGACGGTAATTTGAACTTCGATGCTTCTCTTGGCAACGAGTTCGTTTGTACTGTAACCGGTGGCGCTGCGTTGGCAATGAACGCTCCTACCAACCCGAGAACCGGACAACGCATCACAATCCGTTTCCGCAACACATCGGGAGGTGCGATGGGCACAATCACTTGGAACGCCGTATTCAAGCTGGCGGCATGGACCAACCCTGCCAACGGATTCAGCCGTGCCATCGACTTCGACTATGACGGAACGGACTGGATCGAAGTTGGCCGCACGCCAGCCGATGTGCCTAATTAGTCAAGGAGCCGCTGGCGTGAATCCGAAACCCGCCAAGGGCCTCATCGCCTGGACGCTGCGCCGCACCGGCTTCGCGGGCGTGGCGCTCGCGCCGTGGGGGATTTACATCCTGGCCGAGCACATGTACTCCGACCGGCTGATCCGGCACGAGCGGGCGCACTGGAGGCAGTGGCAGCGCATGGGCACGGTCAGGTTCTATGCGGCGTACCTGTGGCAGGTCATTCGCTACGGGTATCACAACGCGCCGATGGAAATTGAGGCCCGAGAGGCAGAAAATGTCTAAAGATCCTCGTCTTGAGCAGGCTGGCGTGAGCGGCTACAATGCCCCCAAGCGGACGCCGGGGCACCCCACCAAGTCGCACGTAGTGGTTGCGAAAGAAGGCAGCCAGATCAAGACCATACGCTTCGGGCAGCAAGGGGTCAGTGGCTCGCCGAAGAAAGAGGGCGAGTCCGCCGCGTATCGCAGCAGGCGCGAAAGGTTCAAGGCTCGTCATGCCAAGAACATCGCACGGGGCAAAATGTCAGCAGCCTATTGGGCAGACAAGGTCAAGTGGTGAGCAAGTTCACGCATCGGTTCAGTTACAAGAACACCAAGCCGGAGAAGACTGCTTGCGTCGTGCGGTACGGCGCGTTTGGTGACTTGATGCAGGCCAGCAGCGTCTGGGCTGAGCTGAAGGCGCAGGGCTATCACGTCACGGTGTTCTCCAGCCTGCCCGGTGCCGAGGTAGTGCTACACGACCCCAACATTGATAACTTGGTGCTATTCGACAAAGACCAAGTGCCCAACGGCAACCTCAGTGATTTCTGGGCGTGGCAGAGCAAGAAATACGACAAGTGGGTGAACCTCAGCGAGTCGGTTGAAGGTACGCTGCTCGCCATGCCGGGGCGCATGGCCGCGCTGTATCCTCCGCAAGTGCGCCACGGGCTGATGAATCGCAACTACGTCGAGTTCCAGCATGCTATTGCTGAGGTTCCGTACGTGTTCCGCAGCAAATTTTACCGCACTGCGGAAGAGGTCCACTGGGCTAAGAAAGAGCGCGGCAAGCTCGGCCCCGGGCCAGTGGTGGTGTGGTCCTTGGCCGGCAGCAGCGTACACAAGACCTGGGCGGGCCTAGACAATGTGCTGGCCAGCATCTTGGTGGAGTTCCCCACTGCGCGCGTGGTGCTGACCGGTGGACCAGACTGCGTGCTGCTCGAGGCTGGTTGGGAAAATGAGCCCCGCATCTTGCGCAGATCAGGTGTCTGGTCTATTCGCCAAACGCTGAGCTTTTGCAGAGAAGCAGATCTAATCATCGGCCCAGAGACCGGCGTGTTGAACTCCGTAGCGTGTGAGACAATGGCCAAGGTGGTGTTCCTGTCCCACTCCACACATGAGAATCTGACGCGAGACTGGCGTAACACCACGCCGCTGTGGAGCAAGAACACCCGCTGCGCGGGCCGTGGGGCCAACGCGGCATCGGCATGCCACACGCTCCACTACAACTGGAACAACTGCACCCGCGATGAAGAGACGGGAACGGCGCAGTGCCAGAAAGACATCAGCATTGCCGACGCATGGCATGCCGTGTACAATGCACTGAGGAATCGCAATCATGGCAACTAGCGGCACGTACAGCTTCGGCGTTACGCGGTATGACATCATACGGCAAGCCATGTTGAACATTGGCAAGCTGGATCCGGTTGAGGCTCCCACAGACACCGAAATCGACGACTGCTCGCGCATGCTGAACATGATGTGCAAGCAGTGGATGGGGAAGACTGACTTTGCCCCCGGCCTCAAGGTGTGGACGCGCAAGCGCGGGCATCTGTTGCTCAGCAACACCACGGGCAGTTACACAATCGGCCCTACGGCGCAGGGGTGGACCAACACGCTGAACACCACCGTCACTACGGCGGCGGCTTCTGCTGGAGCCAGCGCCGTAGTGGTGGACAGCGTTACGGGCATCACTGCGGCGGATACGGCAGCGGTCTATCTTGATTCTGGTGCGCTGTTCTACGCGACCATCAACAGTATTGCAGGCACCACGCTCAATCTGTCTGGTACGCTGCCCAGTGCCGCAGCCAGCGGCAACCAAGTGTTCACGTACACCACGGCGGCGCAGAACCCTAAAGACATTGAGACCGCAATCTTGCGTGATGTGAACAACACGGACTCCCCGCTGAGCATCATGACGGTGCAGGATTACGACTACCTGCCCAACAAGGCGGACCCCAACTACTTCGGCGATCCTACGGCCATCTACGTTGAACGCGGACTTGGAAGCTCCACCGTGTACACCGACGTAGGCGCTGCAATCGACACCCGCAGCCATATCGTCATCACGTACCAAGAGCCCATTCAGGACATGCTGGTCAACGCAGACGAGCCGTACTACCCGCAGGAATGGTATCTGGCTCTGTGCTGGGGTCTGAGCGAGCAGATTGGCCCCATGTTCAAGGCCAAGTGGAACGAGAAGATGGAGGCTCTCAAGGCTAACGCGATGGCCATTGCCCGCCAGGGCGATCCTGAGCGTAGTTCGCTGTACTACCAGCCTGGGACAGACTGACATGCAGACCATACCGCTGTTCGGCACGGGCATCCGGGCTATCTCGGATATTGTGACTCGACAGCGGCGTGTGAACTGCCTGTATGACCTGCGGCAAGACCAAGACCGCTCTGCCGTGGTGGTGTTGGGCACCCCCGGGGCCAGTGTGTGGTCTACGCTGCCCGCCAGCCCCATCCGCGGATGGCATGTGGTGGGCAACACTCTGTACGTGTGCGCTGCGGATAAACTGTACGCCGTGACGCCAGCGGGCACGTACACGCAGGTAGCGTCCGGGATTACGGAGTCCGGAAACGTCGCGATGGCGGACAACTATCTTCAGTTGATGATAGTTACCGGCGACGAGGGCTTTATCTTCACCATTGCCACTGGAGTGCTGACGCAAATAACTGACGTGTTCTTCCCCGTGGGGGCCACGTCCGTTGTTTTCCTTAATGGCAGGTTTGTCGTCAACAAGCCCAACACGCGGGAATTCTACTGTAGCGGTATCCTTGACGGTTTCGTGTGGACATACGTCGGCACCGTACCCATCTTTGGCACCAAGGAGAACAGCAGCGATCTACTGGTGCGCGTCGGTAATCTGAATGGTGCGTTGGTTCTGTGGGGCGAGCAGTCGATCGAGTTCTGGCAGGACGTGAGAGAGGTGTCTCTGCCGTTTAGCCGCATCAATGGTGCTACGCAGAGTTGGGGACTTGCCGCGCCGCTGTCCGCCGTGGAGCTGGGCAACACGCAGTTCTTCCTGGGATACGCGCCGGACGGAGGCATTAGCGTCATCAGACTCAACGGCTACGTGGCCGACCCCGTTAGCGATTCGGACCTGAACACGCTGTTCACTTCCTTCCCCACGGTGAGCGACGCGGTGGCCTTCGCCTACACGGTGTATGGGCACCCCATCTACCAAATCACGTTTCCGACGCAGAACCGCTCGTTCGCCTATGACTCGCAGACCGGCGTGTGGCACGAGGCACAGAGCGGCGTTGCCGAGCAGGCCCGGCACTTTGCCCGCTACGGCGTGACCTTTGCGGGGAAGAACTACGTCAGCGATGACACCACTGGCAAGATTTATCTGCTAGACAAAGACGTCTTCACGGAAGATGGCGCGTTGATCAAACGCCAGATCATCACCCGGCACGTGCGCAACCAAGGCAACGAGTTCCGCATTGCAGAGATGTTCTTGGATTTTGAGACGGGTGTGGGTGTCAGCGGGGTAGATCCGTTTGACCCCGTAGGTCTGTTGCTGACGGAAGACGGTGATTTCCTCATATCTGAGGACGGCAACTTCATCGTCGTGCAAGTGACCACTACCACGGCAGCGAACCCCAAGGTGTCTCTACGAATCTCTAGAGACGGGGGACGCACCTTTGGCAATGAGCGGTGGGTGCCGCTTGGCCGGTTGGGTCAATACTACACTCGCGTGATGTTGCGCAGGCTGGGCTCGGCAAGAGACTTTGTGGTGCAGATCACGCTGACGGAGCCGGTGAAGTTCGTGCTGGCGTCTGGCAGCGTGGACATGGAGACAGCGGATGATTAGCCCCCCGCCAATCCAAATACCAATCGCCAACCGCTACGGTGGGTTAGACGCTGCGTGGGTGGCGTGGTTTGATCAGTTGCGCCGTGCCGTGTCCGGCAGCGAGGACACTGACGCCGCCAAGGCCCCAGACGCGCTGAGCGCGGTAGCCAGTATTGCAGCGGCGCTGGCCGCTGCGCTGCAAGAGTTGCAGACGCTGCCCCCCATTCCACCCGTTG